TAACAATGCGAAGCGTTCCAGCGGTGAGAACGTTTGCCAACGCTTCTTGTGCATCTACGAACGGGGCGGGATTGGATGGGTCAACCTCAACAAAGAGATTGTTGCGGCGGCTATACGCGCCTTCACAACCAGCCGCATAATCGTTTGTTCCGCTGTCCACTGTCATGGATGCGCCTGGCGTGAACTTGGCAAAATTTGTCCACGTAATGGCGTTCGCCATTTTGGCCGGGCCGTCAATCAGCGTTGGACCCTGGCTGTCGGCCTGCGTGATGGCCGTTTCGTCATCCGTGGAGCCGTCCAACACAGCGCCGTACCAACGGACGTGCAGATATTCACCCGTGAACTGCCGCATCCAAGCCCCCGAAGCGCCGGTCTTATCGCTAGACGGCGCGACATAGATGCCGCCATCGCCTTCGCTGGCCGTTACTTCGTCGTTGCCGACCTCGGTAGACAGGTCGGAGCCATCCCATACGAACACGCCCTCGCCGCCGTCGTTGTCGGACGTGCGGCCCCGCATGTAGCGCACCGGAAAGTCTGCCGCATCAGCTGTGCTGACCGCTTGAAGGTCAGAAAGCGTGGCAATCGGCTCGCGGAAGCCTGCCTCCAGCGCAAGCGGGTTGGTGCCGTCGAGGCGCCCCTCGGTGATCCAAGCCGTGTTCGCGCTGTTACGGCGCTTCAATAGCTGATTAGCAGTATCTACCCAAACTTGGTAGGGGTAGGTCGTGCTGGGCGCGGTGCTGCCGCTGCTCCAGGTCGCGTGCGCCTGATGTGCGGTGTTGTTGTTAGACCGGAAGGTCGCGCCGTCGGTGTTCGGCAGATTGAAGTTACTCTGCGTCATCTTGGATCTCCGGGCATGAAAAAGGCCCCGTCAGAGCGGGGACGTGTCGCAGCTTAGGGTGTGGTCGGCAGGGGCTACCGGGTGAGCTTGACCGCAGGCTCGCGCTTGTTGTCCATGCTGTCGGCGTAAGCGCGCAGCCAGTCGACAGTGTAAGCCGGCAAGTCGGTGCCATTGTTCCAGAGATGCGCGAAACCGAGCGCGATGGCGTGGACTGCCTGCGGCGTTGCTTCTTGTTCAAACCCACCGGGTTCCAGCGGCATAAACCGCTCGCCATCCCACTGGTATTGGCCCGGTGTGAGGTCACAGCTATCTGGTACGGCAACTTGCGCCGTCGTGGTTACGTGATTGGCATCGCTGACCTCCTCAAAGCCGGTCAAGACGCCGTTGCTGTCGAGCGTCGCGATGGTAGGCATCAGGTATATGGAACCTCGTCTATGGTCGCTTCTAGCTTGTCCACGCGGATATTGTAGGATGGATCGTCGGTGCGCAGCTGCGCGCGAAATTCAAACGCGCGAGCGTTGAACTCGGCTGCATCTAAGCGTTCCCAATCAGACCATGTTGGCGTGCCGGTCGGATCATCGTCGGTGTGACGAACCTCAACCCAACAGTCGGAAACGGCGGCGTCCGTGCCGTCAATAGACTGCCAGCTATCAATCGGGTCGGTGCGCTCGCTCAAGAGGTCGAGCTCGTTAATCGCTGTCGCCTCCACGAGCGACGTGCCGCGATAGTTGCCGACTGCGCCGGTGTCGATGCTGCCGGCGAAGTCGTAAACACCGTCGGCTGTAATCCCGCCAAGACTGTCGATGCTGGTCACAGCATCAATCTCGGCCACATCATCAATGTTTTGGCTGGCGGCCAGCTTCAGCGACCCACTATCAACCACCACGTCCGTCTTGGTGCCGGAGAACGCCGTTTGCTCGGTGACGCTGCTGACGTTGGCGAAATTGATCGCCTGCGCTTGCTTGGTCGTGACCTTGGCGACCGTCTCGGAAGGAATGCCGGCGCTGTCGAACGGGCGGGCAAAGTAGGTGCCGGCTTTGAGCGGTAGCTGCACCTGCGTCGCGTTGCCCTGCGCCGCCCGGCTGATACTGGTGCTGGTCCCCCACGTCACGCCGGACGTGTTCGGGCTGTGCCGAAACTCAATGCGCCCGCCAAACTTCACATCAATGTCCGGCACCGCATCCCAGCGCAGGAACGCCATGCCGCCCAAGGCGCTGATGGTTAGGTTCTGTAGGCCCTGCGGCGGCGTGGTGCGGCCCACGACCTTGTAGCCGTTGATCAGCGTCCACGGGCCGATGCCGGTTCCTTGAAGCGAACGCGCGTCTGCGTTTGTCCGCCAGCGCAGGCGAATGTCATAGCTCTCGCCTTCGTCCACGTCCGTCAGAGCGATGGTGTTGCCCGACTGCGACTGAACCGCCGCCTGCTGCCACGTCTCGTCTGCGTTGTCCGGCTTGATCTGCGCTTCCAGGAACGCGCCGTCCTGCTGGACTGGCTGCACAGAGATGATGATCCGTGGGATGAGGCCGGTCGGCGTGCGCTGGAGGGCGCTTTCATCCGAGCGCGGATCGCTGGTCAGCGTTACCGGCGGCAGCGGCTCAAGGCCGGTGATCTGGCTGTCGAACGCCGGGATCGTTCCCTGGTCGGCCTGATAGATCGCCGGGCTGTGATCGACCGCCGTGATCTTGGCCGTCAACTCGCCCTGCGGCTCGATGGCCTTCACGACCAGCTCAACGCTTTCGGTGTCCGTCTCGCCGAACATGAACAGGTCGCCGACCTCGGGCGCGTCGGCAAGATCAAACGGCGTGGAGAACGTCAGCGTGTCGGTGTCACCGGCAACGGTGGTCACGTCCTTGACCAGCGTAGACCCGTCGGCCAGGCGGAAGCGGACGTTATACGTCTTGCCCGCTTCCATCGTGACCGTCTCGTCAAGCGTAACGCTCGTGGCCTGTGGCGGGCTACCGCCGTCGTCCTGCACCGCCTTCACACGCCCGCTATTCAGCCCCCAAAGCGTGACATCGTGCGTGACCCGGATGAGATCTCCGCGTGTGCAAACGATGTGCTCAACGTCTGCATTGAACGTGTAGACCTCGGGCCGCAAACGGGCCGTGGCGATGTGATACCGCCCGAGTTTGTAGACCTGCGCTGGGTCGGTGACGCCCGCTAGCTCCAGGCCCTCAAACTTGGTGGCGTTGGTTTCGTCGTAGCCGTCGTCATAGACGATCCGCTCATCCTGCTCGTAACCCTCTTCCTCGTTCGGGAAGCGGATGCGCCAGGCGTGCGGCTGGTCGGGAAATGCCTTTTGCCCCTCAAAGCCCCACGAGTTGCGCGGCGTGAAGTGTTGGACGGGCGTCGTGCGCTCTTGGTCGATAACCACCGACCACTTGCCGTCCCGGATCGTCGGCGCCGCTCGGCCCGCCTGCGCGATGTCGGCGAGCTTGCGTTGGACGCTGGTCTGCGTGTCGCCGGGGAAGTTGTAGGCGAAGCCCTCGGCCTCGCAGAAGTCGTGCCACTCTTGCAGGTCGCTGTCGGCAAGCCGGCTGGTCGCGAGCGCGCGGGCGTTGGCGTTGCCGGTTAGCACGTCGCGGAAGGCGCTGGCCGGGTTGACCGTGGGTCGCTGCACCCAGCTGGACCCATCCCAATCCGGCAGGATGGCGGTCACGTCCGCGTTCAGCTGGTCAATAACGCCGTTCAGCTGGTCAGTCGCGCGGATGCGCAGGCCCGTGACCGCGATGGGCTGCTCAAACGTGATTGGCGGCTCGTCCGTGATCGTGCGCAGCGCCGTCCAGGCTACGTCGTCAAACACCTGATTGTCGGTGCTGTCAGCGGTAACGCGGCGCAAGCGAACGTCATATTGACCGCGTGGCACGTCGAACCGGACCGAGCGGCGCAAAGCGTTGGTCTGCCGGCCGGTTACCGATAGGACACTCGACTCAACCGTCCCCGATGTTAGGCTAACCGTTGTGTCCGTGTTGCCGCTTCCAGGGTTGAGCGACGGAGCAAATCCGCTAGCCTCATCACCAAAATTCCTGCGGTCCGTCAAGTTAGATGAAACGACGCCGCTGCCGAGGACTTGGGCGTTGAACGTTGCTACAGCCAGGCCGTTTCCGGGTATCCAGTTGATTGGGTTGCCGCCGCCATACCCCTCGCGTGTTTCTTTGCGGACTTGACCAGTGTAACGATCAATGTAGACGACACCAACAATAAGCCGGGAAACGTATCTGGAACCAATACGGTCGCCGGCAGACCGGATAATTTCGCGTGTTCCGTAGTACTGCTCGCTATCAATAACCTTGATAGATTGCGCACTTTGGCTACTTGTTACCTCAATGCCTTTCCAGTTGTTTGTGCCGGTCGGCGCATACTGGGTGACAAGTTGGACGTTACGCGACTGCTTGTCCCCCCGGTCGTTAAACTCCACCAGCCCGCGCGGGAACGTGATGTCGACCACGATCTCATCCGCGTCCGGCTCGGTCGTGCGGGTAGTGAAACCCTCGGACTGCTTAAGCGCGATGGACAGCTGCTGTTCGTCAACGGTGTCCGGGAAGAACGGCAGGCTGGTGATCGTGGAGAATCCGGGGTCCGTCTCAACCTGGACGTCCGCGAACTCCTCAATCGGCGTCTCACCGATGCGCAGGTTTTCGATCAGCAGCGGCCCATAACCCCAGCACACCGCCATGCGTAGATACTGGTCGTCGCCGTTGACCTCCGTCACGTAGTCGGCGGCGAGCGGCGGATACATGCGGTGCCGGCCATAAGGACGCGGGACGGCGCCGAAGCGGTTTGCGCGGTTGCGCCCACCCCGGATCGACAGCGACGGGCTGTCTTCGGTGCGACTGCCGGACAGGTCGCCAAGCTGCGGCTGCGACGGCGGGATCAAGGCGTTGATGGCGAGCGAGCCGGCGACGGTGAACAACGCGCCGCCGACTGCGCTCACGGTAGCAGCCGAAATGCCACCGATGGCCGGCAGAAGCGTACCGCCGGAAATAGCCGCGCCGACTGCCAACACAGCAATGGTCAGCACCGTCCGCAGCGGGTTCTTGTCGCCGCCACCGCCGCCATGCGGCACCACGCGGATGGTGACGGTCGCACCCGGTTTTGGACGGACAAGGTGCCAGTTTTCGCGCGGCACCTCCCAGTCCCCTAGCATGATCCGCGCATGACGGCGCAGCACTGGGTCCGGCTGCGCGCGCTCCAGCATCTCCGCCAGCGTCAGGCCGGCAAGCATCTGCTGGTCGGTGCGCTCCACCTTGAACGGGTGATGCGCCGCGACAACGCGCACATCTCCATCGCCCGGCGGGATAACCTCGCCGTCAAGTGCCATAGTGTCTTGGAGGGTCATGCTATCCCTGGAACCGATAGACGCCGATAAGGCGCCGTTTCCACTGCGGCCCGTCGTAACGTTCTTGAACCGTTTTGCAGCCGGCCTCGACGTGCAGCATCCAGCCCTTGGCCGTGACCAAGCCGACGTGAACTGGGCGCCCGCGCACGCGCAGCAGTGCCACGTCGCCGGGGCGCTCCTGCCCCGTCACGTCCACCCAAGGCGACATCTCGCCGTCGATCAGCCGGCGCAGTTCGTCGTAGTCCAGCGGGGTCGCGTAGCAACCGGCGTAGGACGGCAGGTCGATGCCGTAGAGCCCCGCCGACGCCACCTGCACCAGCCCCCAGCAGTCCAGCCCGTCCGCCGGGTCGCGACCGCCTTCCTTGAAGGGGATGCCGATGTAGTCAGCGACCTTCATAGCAGCGTCACGCAGCAAGCAAGCAGGAATGCAAACAAGCCGGGAAAACGGCTAGGGTCAAACTTCCCGGCAGGGTACGGCTCCTGGGCGAACGTCTCGATGTTGAGCGAACCTTCCACCGTCAGCACGTTGTACCGCACGTCGCGCAACTGGAAGTCCGCGAACTCCGCCTCCACCGTATCGGGATCGCTTCCCAGCACGATTTTGATGTCCACGTCCACCGCCGTGCTGACTGACCGAACGGCCTGCACGATCTCGCGCGACACGTTGTCAATGGTCAGGCGGGCGGTCGGTGGGCCTTCGTCGGTGTCGTCCGGCAGCTCGATCTGGAACGGAAACGCGACGTAGGTGTTGCCTTGATGCGTCGTGTCCACGCTGTCGCTGCTGACCCGGATCGGCTGCGACAGGCCGGGGTTGCTGAGTTCCAGCAGGATAATGAACGCCTCGCCCGTCTCCTCGCCATAGACGGCCTGGCGGAAAGTCAGCGACGTGTTACGGCTCATGGAAGTATCTCTAGCTGCATCTGGACGCGGTAACGGTCACCAGTCACAGCCTGATATGACACCAATCCGTCGTTACCGATCGGCACGAGGCGAAACTGCACGGCAGCACCTGTCCGCGGGTGAACCCAGTCAAAGCGCAGTGCGCCACCGTCAAGATCCTGGTCGATAAAGCTATCAAGCGTGACAACCTGCGCCTCGGTCAGCAACAAGTTGACCGTGAAGGCGCGCGTGCCTGCGGTTGACCTCCGCCGCACCTTGGCCGGCCCTTTATCCATCTCAGTGCGAACGAGCGTATTCGGCACCTGTTCCTGATAGCCCTGCTGCAGCGGGGCGTCCGGCAGGCTGCTAGGCCACGTCGGCATCAGCGCCCCCCGGTGCTTGGGTTGATCCCATAACGAGCGCGCATCGGCTTATCCAGCTTACCGCTCGCCGCGGCCTCTTGGATTTTGCGATCAAGGATCACGTCG